GCAATAATAACGGGGGCGACAACTGCCTATGCAATTAAAAATGCTGCCAGTCTGGAACTACGCCTGACCCGTTTGGGCATTCAGGCGGAAATCAGCCAGAAACAAGTCAATGACCTCAATAATGAGATTTACCGCATCTCGCAGCTGCGGGACATAAACATCAATCCGGATGAACTTCTTTCTGCCGTTGAAAAAATTGTCAGTAAAACCGGCAATCTTGAATTTGCCCAGGATAATCTGAAAAACCTGGCTTATACCATTTCCGCCACCGGCGCTGCCGGTAACGACGTCGGCGCAATGGCAGCCGATTTGTTCGAGAAATTCAACATTAAAGACGCCAATCAAATGATTGCCACCTTGGGCATGCTGGTTAACCAGGGCAAGGCCGGCGCTTTTGAATTACGAGACCTTGCAACCCAAGGCGAACGCGTAACCGCTGCCTATGGTCAAATGGGCCGAACCGGCGTTAAAGCTGCCGCAGAAATGGGGGCTATGTTACAGATGGCCCGCAAAGCTACCGGTTCGCCGGAACAAGCGGCAACGGCATTGGAAGCCTTTATCCGCAATCTGAACGCGGTTGAAAAACGTTCAATGCTGCAAAAAGCCGGCATTCGGTTAATGGATCCGGAAGACCCCAAACGCATGCGGTCGGCAGTTGAGATCGCCAAAGACTTAATTAAACTGACAAAGGGTGACGTTTCAAAAATCGGCCGGGTTATTGATGCTGAAGGCATCCGCGCACTCAATGCGATGATCATCGAATATAAACAGACCGGCGCTTTTGAAACGGTTGACAGCTTTGTTAATATCAGCCGGGAGAGTAAAGGTCTGTTAGCCGATTCCGCACGGGTAGCCGGAACACTTGACAGCTCTTTGACTTCGCTGAAAACCGCCTGGTCCGGTTTTGCCAACCGCAATTTGGCCGAACCGATCCAGAAACTGGCCGATGCCTTAAACCGCATCCAGCCGGAGCAGCTGGACAAGTGGCTGCAAACGGCCGGAAAAATTGCCGTAACGGTCGGCACTTTGGCCGTTGCCAATAAAGCCCGCCACGGCATTCTCGGCGTTATGGACTTTTTCGGCGCGGGTAAAAAAGGCGGCGCTTCTTCCGCTTTGGGCGCTTTGGCGGCAAACGGCCGGCCGATTCCGGTTTATGTCGTCAACGGCGGCGCGTTAGGAGCCGCCGGCGTGGCTGACGGCATGGATATGCTCGGCGGCAGAAAATCCGGCAAGTTCGGCAAAGTTGGTCGTTTTCTGGCGCGCCACCGCGGATTGGCAAAAGCCGTACAATATGGCGGCAAGGCCTTAAAATACGGCAGTAAGGCGCTTGGTGTCACCGGTATGGCTTATTCCGCTTACGAATTGACGCAGGCACAAAACAGTTCGCAGCTGGGCGGAAGCCTCGGCAGCATTGCCGGCGGTTTAATCGGTTCAATCGGCGGGCCGCTCGGTATGGTTGCCGGGGCTTATATCGGCAATTATCTGGGCGAAAAAATCGGCGGATGGTTTGACCGCATGCCGGAAGAAAATGCCAAAGCCCTGGAAAGCGAGCGCGCTTTGAATGTTTTAAAAACACAGAGCGATACAAAAATTCATCTCGACATCAATTCTCCCGACGCCGACGTAACGCTGCGAAAAATTGAAGACAACAGCCCGGAAAACAACATGACACGCATTGACATGAGTTTGGGAGGCCGCAGTTATGCTTATTAAATTCCGCGGCATAGAATTTAACGCCGAAACGCTTACCTACGGCCGCAACAACAAACCGGCGGAAGCTGACTTTCTGGGAACAGATTCCGACAGCCAGGACGGCAAACTGGACAACATGGATTTTCATGTCAAAGGCTATATTTACGGGAAAAAAGTTGAAGAAATCAAAATCAAACTCGAAAAAGCCCTTGAAAGACGCCAGGGTTTGCTTATTATGCCTGACGGCCGCAGCGCTCAGGTTAAAATTGAGGAAGGCTGGCACATCACCAAGTCCGAAGAGGCTGACGACAAATACGATCTCGATTTCAGTTTCAAAAAAATTGACAGCGACAGCCTTTCCTTAAAAATTATCGAGCTGCAGGAACTTGATGACGAAAAATTCACCAAGGCAACGGCCGAAGCGGAAAAAAGCTTTTTGGCCGAGTTTGACGAGAAGTTTACTTTTGAAGGCTTTCCCGGGTTTGTCAAATTGCAGAGTTATGACAACCTTGTCAGTATAACCAACAAAATATCAAAGCTGTCGGCCAATAACCTGATCGGCCAGATTACCAACCCGATCAGCGGCAGTCTGGATATTCTGGCAGCCAGCGCCGGCGGCATCGGCGCAGCAATCCTGAGCTATGCCAAACTGCGCGATTTGTTTGGCGAGTTGACCGACAGAGACTATTTTGACACTTATATCAGCATGGCCGGCATTAAGTCCGACGTCAAAAAGCCGGACGTTTCGGCCGAGGCTTCCGACCAAATTTACCAAAACGGCAAGGCTTCGGAAGAGCTGATAAACCAAGAGGCAATCATTGAGGCGGTCGATGAAGCCGTTTATCATAAAGAATATAAGAATGCGGCGGACTTGACCGAAACGATCGAAACCCTGATAGATACGGCGCTGAGCGTGGCCGTTGCCACCGACAACCGGGAAATTCAAACCCAAATTAACAATATCTTAAATATCGGCGTCGGCCTGATTAAACAAAAGCATGTCGTCAACACAACGGTTAAGAGCTACAACAAGAGCTTTCCGGCCTGCGTGATTGCACACCGCCTGTATGGTTCCGACAATCTGGAAGTCCGGGCGGCCGACATCCAGACCCGCAACGGCATTGCCAATGCTCTGTTTATGCCGGCCGGTGTCGATTTGGAAGTTGAGGAGGCATAGATGTATAAAATCGAACTCCGCACTCCGAATTTAGGCATTAGCAACTTCAGCTTCAACCGTATTGTCAAATCGGTTTATCAGCTGGCCAACTGCGCGTTTTTTGCCGCTTATGACAAAGACTATAGAGATTTAACTACCATTAAACAGGCGTTAAAAAAGGATATGGACGTCACGGTTTTAATCGACGATGAACTGGCCTTGACCGGCTATGTGGCGGCGGTTAACTGCGGATATATGAACAAAAAGCCGTCTCTGTCCGTCAAAATCAACACTTATGCGGGGCGAATGGTCAAGGCTTCCGTCGGCAAAGGCTTTTATTTTACCAGACAAAAGGCTGCCGACATCGTCAGCCAGCTGGTTTCCGGCTATCCGGTAGAGTTTGTCAATCAAAGCGTCAACGACGTTGTTTTACCGGCATTCGCCGTCTCAGCCACCGACAAAATCGAAAAGGTTCTCAACCGGCTGGCCAGATTGTCGGATACGTTGATTTATTCCGACGATGCCGGGCGGCTGGTCATGACGGACAAATGCCGGGACAAATATACCGCTTCGGCGCTGATTACCGGCGAAAACATCATTGATATTTACAAGAACGACAATGTTTACAAGGCTTATGAAACCGTTACCCTGCACAGCCAGCTGCCGCTGGCGGACGCTTACAGCCTGGACAACATTGTCAGCAGCCCGGTATCCGGAAAGTCCCAGGGCAGCGGCCGCCAGTATCATCAAACCGTGGACATTGCCAGCCAAAGCCGCTTAAATGCCGCCATTTCAGAGCTTGAATATGACTGTTATGACCTGAAAGTTACCGGTTCGTCATTCCGCACGACCGATGATAAGCTTTATCGGCTCAACTCGGCTTTGAAAATCAAAGATCCCTGGATTGAATTAAACGACAGCTTTTTAATTACCGACATTGACCTGACTTCCGGCCAAAACGGCTGCCGGGCAATGTTGAATTTGGAGAAAATGGCATGACAGAGCTGGAAAAGGTTATTAACGAATTGATTGAATTAATCAGACAAAGCAACAGCGAACAGCAAGAGCAGCTGGCCGGTCTGATTCGCTTCGGCATGGTTAATCTGGTTGAAAAAGGCCAAACCCAGCATTGTCAGGTTAAGACGGCGGCCGGCGAAATTCTGAACGACGTCGCCTTCTTAGAACCTTACGGCTTTACTGCGAAACCGAAAAAGAAATCGGAAACGCTGATTTTTAACGTCAACGGCAACAAATTCAACAATGTGGTCTTAAACATCGGCAGCCGCGAGCTGCGCTTTAAGGAGTTAAGCGACGGTGAAGTCGCCATGTATGACGACAGCGGCAATCTACTGCATTTCAAGAACGGCGGAATCATTGACTTTAAGGCTGCTGATACACTCACCCAAACGGCCCAGACAATCAATATCAGCGGCAGCCAAACGGTAAAAATTCAAACACAAACAGCCGTTATTGAAGCAAGCACAACCAACATCACGACCGACACCGCCAACATCAATGCATCAACAACCAATATTACCGGTAAAGTCAACCTTGCCGGCGGGGGGCAGCCGGTGGCCCGCCTGGGCGATACGGTAGAAGTTGACCCCAACACCCACAAAGGCACGATAACCGCAGGTTCAACGGAGGTAACGGCCGGATGAAAACAATCGACGTCAGCAAAATTGATATTTTTGAGATTACAAACCCGAAGCTTCAGCTGATTTTAATCTGCCTGTTTACCGACGGCTACGTCGAGCCGGACGAATTGCCGGAATACATACAGGAAAACCGCGGCTGGTGGGGCGATGCGATTAAAACCAGCGTCAACGGCCGCAAAGAAAATATTGTCTGGGGTTCCGGCCTCTGGGTCTTTGACCGGGAAAAGCTGAGCGACGACACCTTGGTCGATTTTAAGGAAAAGATAAAAGCCAGCCTGAAAGTCGCCGTTGACGCCGGCATTATATCCGAACCGGAAGTGACCGTAATCCGCGGCAATGACCAGCTGAGCTTTATTTTAACCTTTACCGATGACGAACCTTTACAATTTGAAGGATTTTAATAATGCCTTACAAGTTACCTACTTTACAAGAGTTAATTGAAAACTTTGAAAAGAATCTGGCTGCGGAACTTTCAAAAATTCCTAACGGATCTACGAAAATGCCGCTTTCAGTGCAAAAAGCCTATGCCCGAACAAACGGCTATGCGCTTAATGCTCTGTACGGATTTGTTAAATATATGTCAAAACAGATAATTCCGACAACGTCTGAAGGCGAATATTTGCGCCGCCATTGTTCCGGTATCGGCCTTTACCCCAAACAAGCCTCCAAATCCACCGGTACAATCAAAGTCACCGGCACGGTCGACAACTGTATTGCCGCCGGAGAATTGCTCAATCGCGAAGACGGTTGGCAATATGCCGTTTTGGAAACCGTAACCTTAAGCGAAACCGAACAAAGCATTAAGGTCGTGGCAACCAAAGCCGGAGCGGCCGGAAACTGCGAAGCCGGGACAATCTTAACCTTTGTTAATGCTTTGGAGGGAATCAGCCCGACGGCAACGGTTGAGCTGATCGGTGCCGGCGCCGATGCTGAAACAGATAAGGATTTGCTGGCTCGTTATGTCGAATATATGCGTAACCTGTATATGGGCGGTGCGGACTCGGATTATAAAAAATGGGCGCTGGAGGTTGAAGGTGTCAATCGGGCGTGGGTTTATCCGCATACCATGGGCGCCGGTACGGTCACCATCAGGATTATGACCCCGACCGGCTTTCCCGATGAAGAACTTTTGCGCAAAGTTAAAGAACATATTGACAGCAAACGCCCGGTAACCGTCAAGCGCATCTTTGTTCTGGCACCGGCGGCCAAAGCCATTGACATTGAAATTGCCAATCTGGATCCGGATACGCCGGAAATGAAAGAAGCCATTATCCAGTCGCTGCAGCAAAGTTTTGATAACAATGCCGAACCCGGCGGGCTGGTTCTGGTTTCGCGCATCCATTCGGCAATTCTGTCAACCATTAATCTGGTTGACTACAAGCTCGTGTCACCGACAGAAAATATTCAGTGTGCGGCCGGCGAAATCGCCATGTTGGGAGACGTCACATGGAGCTGAGCCAGAAAGAACAACGCTATAAACAGGCCTTAATCAGCCTGCGGCCGCGTGGCAAAATCTGGGAGCCTAAAGAAAATAGCGTTTCCGATGTATTGGCGACGGTTGAAAGCAAAGCCTATACCAAGGCTGATGATAAAATTGCCGGCTTAATTGAAGAGGCTGACATACGCACCACCTTTGACTGTCTGGAAGACTGGGAAGAACTTTACGGCCTGGAACCGGAAGGCAGCTATGAAGACAGGCTGGCGGCGTTGAATGCCAAAGCGGCCAAAGGAAGGCAAGATAAACCTTTTTATATAGATATCTGCAAAATGCAAGGCTGCACGGTCGAAATCGAAGAATATGCGCCGTTTATGGTCGGCTTGTCCGAATGCGGCGGCGAAGACGAGCTGGGCGAAGAGGATATCGTTTATTATTGGACGATTATTATAAAAGAAGCAGATTCCGATGAGGCCGTTGAAAACATGGAGCGGATTATCAACAAGCTTAACCAAAGCCACACAATTTTCCACTTTATTGATATGAGAGAAAAAGCATGAAAAAGTCAGAACCTTACAATCCCGGCAGTGATAACGTTTACATTAATGCCGATAAAGAACACGATATTAAAGGATCCATTCCCAAAGCCGATTTTTTTAATGGTGTTGAACAGGAAATCATAAACGCCATTAAAAAAGCGGGTTACACGCCGGAAGACCGAAACGACCAACTGGGTGACGCTATTTTGAAAATCGCGCAAAACGGTTTGTTCGGTTCCGTCGGCGACGGTCTGACGATTGCCGCCGGCGTCCTGAAAGCGGTTGTTGGCGGCGGTTTGAAATTTGACGGCGGCAATATTGCCCTTAACCTGCACGACAGCCTGCAAATCCTCAATAATCAGCTGGCGCAGGCTTATCTGATTTCTTTGTCGAAAGCCGAAGACATGGCCGACAATGTCATCCGGCCGCAGATTACACGGACAATTCTCCGTAAGTCTATCACGGCAGCAACGACATTCACTTTTGACAATTCGGCAATCGCTAACATCCCGAACGGAAGCCATGTCACACTTGAATTGCATCTGAACATGAAAACCGTTTCTGCCATAACATTCAGCCCGGCGGTCGAATGGGACGGCGGCAAAGCGCCGACGATGAACAAAGTCCGCGATTACTGGCTGGTGCTGCGTACTGAAAACAAAGGCGCTTCATGGAAGGCCTCACTCGGGAGCGATTTCAATGGTTATTAAAGCAGCTTTTTGGCCTTTGGGCGGCCAGTCAGAAACGGACCCTTACGATCCCGGCAAAGTCTTTTTTGAAGTAAACGAACCGACCTCGCCGTATGTTTGGGAAAATGATATTGAAGCCGGTACTTATCGTTTGCGACTGGGCGGCCCGGGCGGCAATAACTGGTCTTATATTGGCACCAACCGCGGCGGAGGCGGTGCCGGTATTGATGCCGAATTTGAACTGATTTCAGCCGCGCATTTAAGAATTACTGTCGGCTCTAAAGGAACCGACAGCAAGCTGGAAATCCGCAACCCGGCCAACCCGTCCGAGTATCTGCCAATCGTCATTTGCGGCAAAGGCAGTGATGCGGGAGCCTCTTGGGGCGGCGGTGCCGGCGGTGTTTTGACGGTTAATGCCCGCCCGGATTTAATCGTTTGGAGCGCCTCTCCTTATGTTTGGTCAAATGGTATTGGTGGCGTCGGCAGCGGTTCAACTGATACAGCCTCGGTATTTACTGGGCAAGAGTATAGTCGTGGTAATCATCATGGTACTGGACGTTTGGAGTATCTCCGCCTCAAACTCGATGCTGTCGCCCTTGCCGAATTAGACAAAAATCGGGGGGGGTAAGCCGTTGGCTGAGATTTAAAAGGTATTTAAACGGCTTATTATTTAAGGCTTTTTATTATTTAGACAAATTATTAAGGAGGCTGCCATGAGTATTAAAGCAGCTTTCTGGCCGATGAGCGGTAAAAAAGACATTTGTCCTTACACCCCCAATCAAAAATTGCTCGACATCCGACCAAGTTCAACTTCTGCCGTTTCCGGCAGCATTGAAATTTTGGCCGACGGCCGGTTCAAACTGGAGCTTGAGGCCGCCGGAGGCGCCGGGTCCGGCTGGCAAGACGAGAATGTCTGGGCGGGCGGCGGTTCCGCTGCGGCGATTGTGGTTGAGGTTAGCTTAACGGCCGGAAAATATCTTTACAGCGTACCGGGAAAAACCAAAGCTTCCGGTTTTTGGACATCCGGCGGCTCGGGCGGTACGGCTTATTTTAAGAGCAGCAACGCTTCAACAGTCAATTTTAAGGTTACGGGTGGACAAAGCTCTTACGGCAAAACCCAAAATGCCGGCGGCACGGTCAGCAGCTTTACCGGCACCGTGAAGAAAACGGTGTTGAAGAAAAACGGAAATTCTGCCAGCGGTTGGACTAACGCCCCGGGGGCAGAAAATGCCGGCGGCGCTTCTGTTTATACTGTTGACGGCATCAAATTCGGCGCCGGCGGCAGTACGACAAAAGCCGGAAACCAAGGCTTCTTAAGATTAACATTTATAAGCGAGGAGTAGAAATGCAACACACGCATGCAAAATTTATTAACGAAAATATGGTTGAGTTTCCGCCGATTAACGACAATACCCGCGGAATTATCAACTATTATACCGACAAAGAGTTGTTGGAGGCTGACGGCTATCTGCCGTTTGTTTCCGCTGAATATCCGGCCGACGGCAAAAACTATAACGCCGTTTATGATATTCGGGATAACAAAATCTATCAGAGCTGGCAGGAAATTATTTCTGAAACAAAGGAAGAAATCACCGTGCCGGCCGAGGAGCAGCGGCGGCAGGCCTACCTCGCTATAACCGACGGTATGGAGGCCGAACTCGCCTACAAAACCCGCAAGGGTTATCCGGCGGAAGACTTGAAAGCTATCGAAGACAAGATTGACAAGCTGCGTGCCCAAATCAAAACCATGTATCCGGATGAGGCGGAAGTTCA